AAAACCTTTATTAAGGTTAAATAAATACTCTCGATTCACTATTGAACCATACTTACATATGTTTTCGGTTACGTGATAATGTTTCATAATCTTGATGCATATAATGCTTGCCAGCTTTAAAGTGATTGATACGGTGCAATAACCTGCCCCGTAGATAATAGTTTGTGGTGCCCTGCCTTAGCATCAAGCAACCAATACGCTTCTTCCGAACCTATCTCATAGATTCGCATAATCGTGATAACAAGTTTCCACTTCTTCATAGTAATTATATTAAAGGGATTCCATACTTCCCAATGAAGTACGATACAGTAACCAGGATAATGATACCTGATAGTAATTGACCTAAATTGAATTCAAATGTCTTCATAGTAAATAGTTTTAATTATTAAAGATTGATAATGATAATATCAGGGTATCTCTCCCCCCGAAGGGAGAGATTAACCCTGATTATTAATTAAGAAACAGTAGAAGCCTCACGCTCCTTACGCATCGAAGCATACAAGTCCTTAGAAATATAATACCTGTTATATTCATCAGACTTGAAATGCCTGTTCTTATAATAATATATCTCATCACCATTAGGTAAATAAGATACCATACGCTTTGGTGACTTCTCACTCACATAGTAAAATGTGTGAACCACATCACCAAACTTGTCAATAGTGTCAACAAGACGAATCGGACCAAGCTCCGCATTGTTAGAATACCTGTCCGTGTGATAATCCTGACCAACAACTACCTTGCTGTTCTTAATCATCCACAATAATAAACGGCTTAACTTAGCACGCTTGTAATACTTCACAACATCAGCCTTACCAGAACGACTGATAGTCATAGTTATATTGCACTTACGTGCAAACTCATTAATAGAAGTAATACGAAATCCCAACGCAGTCTCCTGCTCTCTTCTCTTAGTACTCATAATTGTAATAGCCACTTAACCTTGGCATCGGATTAACTTAAATCATAGTTCTTAATAATAACATACACCTCCCTGATGTACAGATAATCATAATTGAGATATTACAGATGATCAGTAATGTAACATCACCAACAGCATAATAAACCGAAATATCAATAGTAATAGCACAGTGCAACAACATAACCGACGAAGAAAAGCGAAACAGAAAAGCAGATATGCTTAGCTACTGTTTTTATAAGTGCAGTGCAACATCGTAATACTATACAGTGCAACATCGTAATACTGTAAAGTACTGCTGCAGTTTGTGCACTGCAACACGCTTATATAGTAATACGCAGGTGGAACTGTGCAGTATTGTTGTTGAGTTGCTTGATTTTCAGCGTTTTACGCTAAAAGTGTGTAAACCAATCTGGTTTACGCTTGTAAACTAAACTGGTTTACACATTGTAAACCAATCTGGTTTACACATTGTAAACTAAATTGGTTTACACATTAGGATAATTTTAACTATATTTGTCGTGAACAAGTATAGAAATCCTTGCAGGATATAATCGAATAACCCCCCATAATATGGATATCAAATCAAAGCTTACCAGTTGGATCGGAATGGCCGGCACGAATTACACACGCAAATACGAAATAGATATTTATGCATTGAATGCGATTCATTCGTTAACCAAGAAGCAATTTGAGCTTTACAAGGCAATGCTTGAGCGAGTAGGTCGTGGCTGTTCGCCTGACGACCTGATTGTTGTTGGTGGCCACGTTGACTTTGGTTATAAGACCAGGCAGCATTTTTATAAGGATCGCAAAGTGCTCATAGCTAAAGACCTCTTATATATAGAGGGCGATGAGAACTTGCTGAATCCTGCAATGCTGAAATACGCTGGTCGTAAGCAGTGGGATTGGCTACAACGCTACTGTGGTTTAAATTCACAGGAGTGGGTGCCTAAAGGTTTCAAGAAATAGTTTATCTTTGTACCACTGCATATGATGCTGCGTTCGCAGCAATGTTATTCGATCCTATGCAACTTGTTCAAAAGCCTGGTCTGCAAGCCGGGCTTTTCTTTTGGCTTTACTGAACATTTTCCTGCTCTCCTTGCGCCTGGCGTATAAATACTTCAGGCCCTCGAAGCCATCCTCGTGGGCTGGTAGGAATCGTTGCAATATCCTGTTCAATGCAATAGAGGTATTGTCCTCACTTGGCTTAGGCTTGTGAGTAAGAACAGGCTTGCGATACCTGTTTAGTCGGGTCGTACTGTTGATAAATTGTCTATGCAGTCTCATTACTAATGGTTTTGTAAGGAGCTTGGTCCTTGATTCTTGAATAGAACTGTGTGAAGTCTTCCCACAGATTGTTCGGCTTGTCAGCCTTGCGCAGTTCCTTGCGCATTTCCTGCATCTTGCGATGCATACCTGGTCGTACAGGTGTTCCGGTGGTTTTGTCAACCATAATTCTCTTGCGAGCCATAATACTTGATGCCACTTATTTATACTCCTTGGCGTCGGACTTTAGAAATTGATTATTTACTTGAGCCCATTACTGTTGGTACTTTGAATGAGCCTTTGAGTGCTTTCGCAATGTCTTTGCGTGCAACGTTGTAGTCTTGTTGAACCACTTTAGTTTGCTTGCGCCTGAAGTTTAAGGCTTGTGCCTTGGTGATTTCAGGATTGATCTTGGATACGATATATCCTTCGGAGTGAGCGATTAGATCGGCTGTGGTCTGTACTATTAAGTGAGTTGGACCTGTGATAGCAGTTACTGATTGTATTGCTGCTTTACGAATTGAAAATGACATAACTTGAGTGGCCAGTTTTATAGTGCCCTTGGCATCGGGCTTTAGATTATACTTCTTTATGAATTTATTTAGAGTGAGGGTAGAATATAGAAGCGTTGTTTGGGTGCTTCTTGAAGAGATACTTAGATCGTAAGGCTGTGATAGCTTTGAATGTAAGTGTTTCTTCGGAGTAGTTGTGGTCTGAATTGACCATTAGTTCCCGTAAGTTGATGTAATCAGAGCAGGCTGATGTGTTCTTGATGAACTTGATGTGCCGTTGCTTAGTACCTTCGTAAAAGGTGATAGTAATATTACCATTCTTGTTAAGAGTGGTAAAGAAAGAATGTGCGGAGCTGCTGTTGCGCTCGACGCGAGTGTTGATTGCTGTTACCATTGTTGTATGTTTAATGGATTAGAGATTCAGTGAACTGCTTGCGCAGTAGAGGTCATAGAGCCTAAACGGACTCTCTTTTATGAATTTTAAAAAAGAAGGGGGTGTACCCCAAAACCGCGAAGCGGGTGGGGGGAAATTGTCTTATAACCACCTGTTTCAGCAATCGCGAATTTTTTTTGAAAATTTTTCTGATTCAGCCTGCGACATTATGACATAGTTAATTATATTAGCTAAAAGTTTGTTAACCTAATTATTACAGATATGGCTAAGCGTAAACGTTCGAGATATCCTGAGGGTGTTTCAGAGATTAAGGATTTCAGGAAAGACCATCAGATTCGTATTGTTCGTAGTGGGAACATCACTTATAAGTCTACTGAGGGTTATAAGAACAAGTCGGATATGCGCACTACTGCGTTGAATGATGCTATTGCGTTATTAAGTTTTTACGGGGAACATATTACTGGTAATCAGAAGCAGGACATTTACGAGATATTTGAATCTGAATAATAGATAATGCGGAAGCTATGACTGAGGATGAGGAAATGTTTCTTAGAGTTCAGATGGGTTATATACCGGTCTATAAATATATTCATCTCTACTTTCAGAGTAGAGATGAATACGAATACGAAGTCGAATTTGACAACTAATCATATAATCTCTTTTGTGTGGAATATGGAAAAGTAGAGAAATGAGTGTGGAGAAAAGTTATGGAGAACTTAATGATGTAGTTGTGATGAAAAGGCGGGAAAAATTATGCGAGAGGCATATTAATCTATTGGTACTTACGTATTTTTTGCTATTAGTTATAGCAGCTATATTTGGGGTGCTTTTTTTATTGTAATCAATTAATAACTATAAATGGCAGATTTAAGTAAACTTGTTATCAATGAGCGACAAATACTAGTCACTCCTATCACCGATTACTTCGCGGTAAAAGCGAATGCGGGAAAATTTGATGATACTATTCGCGAGCACGACGAATTCAATGTAGGTATTGTAGAAAAAGTAGGTGAGGCACTTCCTGCGGAATGGGTTGGCCATATTATCTACTATCATACTGGTGTGGGTTTAAAGGTTCGTGTAAAAGAAATTGGTGATTACCATTACATTGGTAATGATCATAAGATTTTGGTTCGTATGGACCAGAGCAGAAGCAATTATTAATCAATTAATTTAAAATTATGTCAAAATTAAAGCTTGAAGACTTTGACGGTCTATCAATCCCTCAGCTTGAGGAAAAATTGGAAAAAGTAACTGATATGAAATTACTATCAGATATAGAGAAAAATGAAAAAGCAGATGGTGATCCTCGAAAGGGTGCTCTTGCTGCTATCAATGAGCGCCAGGGTGTGCTATATGATGAGCAGAAAAAAGATACACCTGAATCTAAAACTCCTGCTCCTGCGCCTCCATCACCATCACCAGAGCCAGTAAAAGATGAAGATTCTGATGCTGGGAAAACTGACAATCAAAAATTAAAATCAACTGAAGAAGAAAAAGCTGATACTAAAAAACAGCTTATTAAGAAAGTTCGTGATGCCCGGTACAATCTTGATAAGAACCTTGAGCTTATTAAAGGGCATTTAAGAATTGATAATACTCCGGAAAGATCATTGTTTTTATCTAAGTCCTGGCTTGGAAAATTCCTTGGGTTTGTTGGTACCAAAAATCCTTATGATGTAAAAGGTGGTGTAAAAGATGAAACTCAAATACCACCGACTGCAGAAAAATTTGAAGGTACTGATGCTAAGATTTTAGTTTTAAAATTCGGTAACAAAGATTCGCTTGCTGCTGTTTTGGAATTAAGAGAAGATATCCAAGATATTATCGATTTTATTGAGGGAATAGATATTAATTCTCTCGAAGTGGAAAATCCACGTGAACTTGCCATTTGTAGAACTCAAGCCTGGGTAAATTCTTGTGAAGCAAGATTCTATTTAGGTGAAATCCTTTCAAGCCTCAGAAGATAATGAAAGAAATAATATATTCTAATGACGCCAGAATGAAACTACGTTCTGGCGTTAATAAAATCGCCAAAGCCGTAAAAGTAACTTTAGGGCCAAGTGGTAGAAACGTACTGATTAGTAACTCTCAAGAAACCCGACCATTCTCTACAAAGGATGGGGTAACGGTAGCTGGACAGATATGGTCAGATGATCCGATCGAACAAGTAGCTATTGAATCTTTACAAGATATCGCTAATAACACTGATGAATCTGTTGGTGATGGTACAACCACAGCTACAGTAATAGCGGAAGCAATTATCGAAGCTGGACTTAATACTCCTAAACATATCAATTTACTTGATATGAAACGTGGTATTGATCAAGCGGTGAAATTCATAGTAGAATTCCTGAAAGAAAATGCTACAGATATTCAGGAAGATGATAAAATGCTCAAGCAAGTAGCATTAATATCTTCAAACTATGATGAAGAGATCGCTGATATCGTATTCCGGGCTTTTAAGACTGCAGGAAAACAAGGTGTAGTAAACATCAAAAGATCTCGTGATTTCGTTACGCATCTTACTACCATTGAGGGAATGACCTTACCTACAGGATATCGTTCTAAGTATTATGTGAATGATCACGCTAATGATACTTGCGTAATGGAACAGCCTTATGTGTTTATGACCAATCAAAAAATTGGAAAATTTGCTGAAACCAACTTCGGGCATCTTGTGCAGCAGGTATCTGAATTTGATGGTTCTCTATTAATTATCTGTCCTGATATGGACCAGGCAGTTTCGGATATGCTAATCCGAAACGTGACTAATGGTGCATTAAAAGCTTGTGTAGTTAGAGCTCCTGGATTTGGTAATGAGCAAACAGAATTGCTTAGAGATCTTGGGGTAGTTCTTGGGAAAGAACCATTTTTAGAAAATGAAGGAATTCAATTTGAAGATATTGCTAAAGATGATATCTTTAAATATATCCCACAATCGGAAGGTGCTAATGTTGGAGAGCAAATCACTTCAATTAAAGGTGCTTATGGACTGGATGAAAAACAGGATAAAATAGTTCATGAAATGATGGAAGCTCGGGCAGAAGCACTTCGCGTTGAACTTTCCAATACGACTACAGCTTATGAGAAATCACAGTTGCAAAGGCGTATTTCCCGTATTACTGATGGGATTGCTTATATCAATATAGGCGCCAAATCAGATACAGAGTTCCTAGAGAAGCAAGCCAGAATACAAGATTCTTTATATGCAATTAAATCTGCATACGAAGAAGGTATTATTCCTGGTGGTGGTTCCGCATTGTTATCTGCATCATTATTAGAATTTGGTAGCAAATCATCTGATGAAGCTGCGGAATATGGAACTTCTATTTTAAGTCAAGCTATTCGTCAGCCATTCCTTCAAATCATAGAAAACGTTGGTGTTGAATTAACGAATAAAGAATTGAATGTTTGCGAGAAAAACTTTGTTTCAGGATTTGATGCTAAAACAGGAAAGGTTTCAAATGATATGATAAAATCTGGAATTATAGATCCAGTGAAAGTAACTCGGATAGCATTAGAAAGTGCTACTTCAATTGCTGGTATGTTACTTACTACCGAATGTGTAGTTGTAAATAAATCTAACCCTCAAAATCACCCCCAACAATAATGAGCGCGATAGATGAAAAAGTACCGGTGCATCCAAGCTGGGAGCGAATAGAAACTCCTGAGAGCAGTCAGATGCAAGAAGTAGTTTACAATCCTGTAAAAAAGGAAATGTATGTAAACTTCAAGAGCAATAACAGCGTGTATTCTTACTCGCCTGTAGAACCGTCCAAATTTAAAGGACTTAAAGATTCCCCGAGCCGGGGCGCTTATTTCTATAAGCATTTCAAAAAAAGTGATAAACTAAAAATAATCTCATTATGAAAAAGCTTAAAGATCAGCCAACTTCAATATTGATCAATGCCCAGCAAATCATTCAGCACGGAAGTACTGAAATGCACGGGTTTTTTGGTCACGTAGAGAAGAAACATAAAGAAGGCAAAGTTAGTACCAGTTATTATAAACGCCTTGAGAAAAGTATGAAAGATCGAATTGTCGAAAACAATATATGGATTGACAAATTGGATAAAGAAATTTTTGGTAGAATCGAAAGAGATTTCCCGGGATCCACGTCTTCGCTTATTATGCGAAGACTGGTTCGTGCTTTTGAAAAAGAACAGGATGAATACACCAAGGATAAAAAGCCAGAGTAAAAGCCTAAAGGAAAAACTTTGGACCTGAATGTTTCTAAAGAGAAAAAAGTATGATCCAACTAAGGAGAACGACCATAACAGCGAAATATCTCGAAAATGAATTTACTGAAGAACAAAAAAAAGAAATTCTTGAATATGATAATACTTTTTTAGTTCCTCCGGAGATTACCAATAATAACGATAAGCAAACTTATCGCGTTGGGTTTCTTGCAGAATTCACAAAGAGACTTTACCCGGATAAAAGCCGTACAGAGATCTATAATATTCTTGAAAAGAAATATCAGATATTTCTTAGCCGACGACAGATCGAAAGGCATATAAAAAAGTTCCTGGAAAAGAGGAATATTGTCTAATTTAAAAAGAGGTAGTTTACACTGCCTCTTTTTCTTTACATTTGCTTAAGATGCACTTAACCAAAATTAACATTAAGAATGGATTGCTCGACCTCGAAAAAAGTGAGGACGGCATATTGGCTATTAAAGAATTCCGAGAAGTCCTGATGGATGAAGATCTCCGATTTGAAGACAATATAGAATATCCTGGGCATCATTGTTTGACTGCTATCGCACTGGTAGTAGATTATCAGTCTCCAAAAAGATATTACAGCGAAGAAGATCGGCCTAAAGCCTCTATGGAAGAAGTTACCGGAAAACGTAATGCGTTTCCCTGGCATACAGAAAGAGTACAGCTTGCACTTCGGAAATATGATGAATTGCAATATGATCCTGTAGTAGAGGAAGGAAAAATCTACTATGAATCTAAAGTAAAGAAACTTAGAGAATATCGTGAAGCTGAACAGTATTATGGGAAAAAGCATAATCAAAAAGATGCCGATGGAGAAGAAAAGATTTTTAAAAACCCTGTAACTATTCGTGCAGATATCAGAAAAATAAATGATGATATTAAGGAATACGAGAAACAGATCCAGGGAAAAGATATATATGGGAACTCCCCTGTAGTACAGGGGTACACACTTTCAAGATTAGAACAGAAAGTGATGAAAAAGAATTCATTTTATAAAGAAAAAAGGTGATATTATCGTTCTTCTTTTGTTCCCGTAAAGGCATCGTTGCATAAAGCATCGGTGTCTTTACATTTTAGAGCCCCCTAACTATGGAAGTAAACATTGATTGGAACAGATTCGACAGTGAGCTTTATAAGCCTCTTCTGAATATGGAGATACCTGACTTCAATCCGGGAACTATTGCTTACGATGATTTCTGGGATGAACAAGATGAACGCTGTTTAAATGGTTATCGCCCCCGGCCATTTATGCCAAAGATCACCAATGTACATTACTTCTATCTCAATATGAATAGTATTGAGCTTTTAGAACCAGGAGCCACCCGTAAGACAATGGGTTCTCCGTTCTATCGGGAGCTTGACCGTAGATTATATAATGAACTTGACCAGGCTAAAAAAGGCCGGTATGGTCTTATCGTTGGTAAACCACGTCGAGTAGGTTTATCCTGGTTTGGCTCGTCAGCTATGACTTACGAATTGCTTTTTTACCACGGGAACAAAATTGGAGTTGCTGCGGGTCAAGATGATAAAGCACAAGATTTTTACGAGAAAGTTCAGTATCTACTGGACAATGTAAGGCCCGAATACCGATCAAGTATTTCTGTACGGAATACCGATGAAATTCGATTAAGCTACAAGTACAGGGAGAACAAGCAAGACAAAGAAGGTGGTATTCAGTCTTCGATGTATATGAAAACGATGTACGCGAAGCCTACCGGTTTTGAGGGGAAAACATTATCTGTAGTAATTTTTGAAGAAGCTGGTTTATTCGAGGATATTATTGCTGCCTACAAATCTACCGAACCTTGTTTTAAAGAAGGTGCTATTCAATTTGGTAGCCCGATAATTTATGGTACTGGTGGAGATATTGAAAAAGGTTCTAAGGGATATAAAACAATGTGGAATAATCCACAGAAGTACAATCTCAAGAAAGTATTTGTTTCTGCTACTGATTATTTCCCTGGTGATGGTATTCCAGATGAAAAAACCGGTGAATCTATATCTTTCTTTGATTTTAGAACAGGACTTACCAATAGCGAAGCTGCTTATGAATACATCATAAAAGACCGTGCTGAAAAAGAAGGTTCTGAAGGTTACGTTAAGCATATCCAAACCTACCCACTTAAAGAAGCTGACATTTTCATTAAAAACTCCGGTGGTTTATTAAACAGGAAAAAGCTTAATGCGCAGAAAAACAGATTAGACGATTGTCCTTACCCGATTACCAGAGGTCGATTAGAATGGCAAGATACAGATCCGGCTACAATGAAACTTATTGCCCGGGCCAAAAACAGAAAAGAAAAAGATAGGATTCATTTTGCCAGAGGTTCCAAAATCAAATTCGTAGAAGATGATGAAATAGGAACTGTGGTTAAGCTTATGGATCCTATTGATCATTCCAAGCTTCCATACAATCCTGATATTATCGGGATTGATAGTTATGATGATGAAGTAGAAGAAAACAAAGGTTCTCTTGGCGGAACTATTGTATATAGATGTTTCCACGGTGTTTCCAAAGCATACGATTTACCGATCGCTTATATTTTAGATAGGGGTACTTCGGATGATGATGATGAATTCTATTCTGATACATTCAGGCTTTGCGTTTATTATGATACGCAGGCATTACTCGAATACACCAAAGTAGTAATCAAAACATATTTTGAAGGTGTTGGAGGTTTGTCGCACCTCAAGGAGCGACCAAACCTTGAAGGACAAGGTTATAATTCTCGTGCTGTAAACCAGTATGGATTTAAAATGTCCAATCAACACGCTTTCAAACTAATCACTAAATTGCTTCGTTCTGAAGTAAATGAAAACTGGAATAAAATCTGGTTTGAAGAATTATTGGACCATCTTATTGAATTTGGCGAAAGCAACTCGGATTTAGGTTCTGCCTACGGTATGGTAATGATTCATAAGCTTGATATGTTTGGATATCTTTCCGAAGGAATTGATGAAGATGATAATGATTCAGATCCTATAGAAGATTTTGGAGCCTGGGTAGTTGAAAATGGAATACCTGTTTTTAAATCCTATGGACAACGATTCGGAAATGAAGACAATGATTTTGGAACTAATTCTATATTTGATCCTGAACTTGATCTTACAGGAGAAGAACGAAAAGAATATCAGCATCAGCAAATAAGAACTTCAGAGCACGCCAAGAAAGAGCAAGAAGATATTATGGCTAAGTATGGCAATGATGTATTTTCATTTGTAATGGAACAACATCATAAAACTCTGGAAAATAATTAATACTTTTAACTAAAATTTACTACAATGAGTTTGTTATCGCTCCCCGATCAGACTATTCCTGAATCACAAAAAGATAAGGATTGGCATATATCACACGCAAAGGAATATGCTCTTTTTGCACTTTCCCCGCAGTACAATGACGAACGAGCTAATATGATTAAGTATTATCGTGGGTATAATGCGGAACTGAGCGACGAAGAAGCTAAAATTAAAAAAGCCATTACTTGTCCTGATGGTATCGACCTGGGAATCCCCTATATCGTTTATCCACTTATTCAAACTAAAATAGAACAAATTGTCGGAGAGTTTATGCTTCGTCCTATTCGCCGTAAAGCTTATGTAATAAATAAAAAAGCTAAAAATGCTAAGTTTGAAGAAAAGCTGAAAGTGATCAGTGAGGAAATAATGCGGGATTACACAAAAAAGATGCAGCAAGATCTTGGCTTTACCCCAGAAACAGAGAGTCCTGAAATTGATTTGCCCCCAGATGTAGAAGAATTCTTTGAAAAAGATTTTAAAATGTTAGCTGAAGAAGTAGCTGATAATTTAATGTCTTTATTCCTTGATGTCCGTAAAGAGAAAAATAAATTCAAAGAATTATTTATTGATTATTGCATTACGGATCGTGCCCACGCTATTATTGATAAGCAGCACGGTCATACTACAATTAGAAAAGTGCATCCAATGGATGCTGATTATGATATTAGTCCTTACCAAGTTGTTCAAGACAATCACGAATATTTCTTTGAAAACTATTGGCTGACTGAAAATGAAGTTTATAATACATTCAGTCTTTCTCCTGAAGAAAAATCACAAGTGAAAGAGCTATTTTCTACGATGAACAACTATAGTGGAGAAGATAGTGATGAACTTTCTCACTCACAAAAATACGATGGTTGGTTTGATACCAGCAATAAGATTGGAAGAATTAGGCTTATTAACGCAATGTGGAAATCTCGTAAGAGAACCACGATCAAGATTAGTGAAAATAAAAATACCGGAGAAAAAATTCATAAGGTAATTGGCGAAGATCGTCCAGTCCGAAAAAAAGACAAAGTAGAATACATTGATGGTGAACAGCCAAGATTCGTTCAAATGCTTGGTCCAGAGATCTGTCTTGATTGGGGTGTTATGGAGCAACGTTTTTCTACCATAGACAATCCATACGAATGTACACTTCCGGTAATTTCTATTATTAGAGATAACAGTACTGGAACTTCTCAAATAAAATCTCCGGCAGCTAAACTTTATCAACTTCAGGAAATGGCATCTGAAATCTTATTTGAGATCAGGGCTGCTATGAAACACGCCGGAGATTCCCGGGTGCTTGTTTACGATACTGCTCAAATACCAAAAGCATTTCTTAAAGATGGTGCCGGTGGTCTTAACAGAGTATTTCACCATATGAAAAAGCATAAGATTATGCTTATCAATTCCAAGGAAAAAGGTGCTATGAAAAATAGCTTCAACCAATTCACTTCTTTGGATATGTCTCAGAAAGGTGCTATTAAAGATCTGTTTGAAGGACTTGCTATTATCGAAGATTTGGCAAGTAAATTTGTAGGTATTACTCCTGAACGTGAAGGTCAGGTCGGCCAGTATCAAACTGCCGGCGGAACCAACGCTGCTATTCGTGGTAGTGCCG